ATTTTCATTGGTAGCATAACCACCTGCTTTAAGTTCATAAAAAAACTCATGTGGACTCTCTGCACTCATTACACCAATGTATCTTAATGATATAATTTCAACACCTTCCAATTCTCCACTTATTTTAGCGGTAGTAAGATGTTCTAACCATTCAGTTACCCCTTCTGAATAATCTTGATAACCATCAAATGATGTAGAGGAACTTAACGGTACTACTTTTCCATCAATTACTGTTGATGTTTCTATTAACATCAATGTAGTAATGACCATTTTTAATTCTTTTTTATTAATATTAAATTTATCAATATATTCATTTACTGATTTGTCAATAATATTATTATATTCATTTATTAACAACTCTAATTCAATAGAATCGTTATTATGAATATTTAATGATTTTTCTAACAATCTGTCTTCGCACGACACACTATTAAAAATAATAAATACTACAATACCGGTAATTAATAATAAAAATTTTGATTAGATATATTTAATACTGTATTTGGTCCAGTTTGTGAACCAAATACATAATCATCATTATTATATACTTTCAATCCATAAGGATAGAACGTAATTAATAACAATTTCATAGGACTATTCAAATTATATTTAACATATCTACTATAATATTTTTCAATTACATACAACTGTTCTATTACAGTCATATCTAATAATTGAGTTGTTGTGAGATTGAAATCCTTCAATGTATTGGGCATAAATTGTATCAATCCTACCGCCCCTGATATTGGATTGATTGCTTTATAATCATAATTACTTTCGTTCTCAATTACAATTAATAAATCTGCAACATTTATACCTAAATTAGTACAAATATTACTCATAACATTCATTTCTTCATTTGTAAAATGAACATTTTTTATTTCTTTATTGCGGCGTTCTATCGTTTCTTCACCACAACTTACTAAACTAAATAGGATTATTAATCCTATTAAACTTTTAATTATTTTCATATAATATAATTAAATTGTTAATTACTTTGAGTTGTGTTTCATCCAACTCGTTTATATTTTTTTTAAATATAGTCCGTAAATATTCGGATATATCTAACATTAACCCAACTATAATATCAGGTTCTGACATCATAATTAAATTAATTAATTTTTCTTTTGTACTCATATATTTATTTTAAAAATTTAAACTTTCTTTTCAATTTAAGATAAGTTTTACAAAATTTATCTTTACGATATTGTTTAGTTAATAATTTAATATCATATTTATTCAATGGATGTTCTGGAAAAAATGTAGTTAATTCATTTTTACTATTAACTACAAGTACATAATTACGAGACATATATTTGTTCTCGCAAGTACCTATTAACACTTTATTTCCGTTTTTAGAAATATATCCTTTTCTTGTAATTTTAAATGATTTTAATAATCGTTTAATATTACGTCTATCACCATTTATAAAAAATGATGTAGTATTTGAAGGTATATTGTTCATTTTTAAATAAGGAACACTACTATGTTTAGAATATATATGCTCCATTCCAAAATGTTTATTACCTAATGGAACTGATATTAATTCACCATTTATATCAATAGTGAATAAAATTTGATATTCTCTACTTACTGTATTAATACCATTTGTAATAATAGCATTGTTTGTTGTGTTAATAGGAATACACCCTAATGGTAATGACATTATACCCATAAAAGATATATCTTCTATTACTGACCACATAATATAATTAGCATAGTCTTCATTTGATATTATATCAGAAAAGTGTTTTATTATATTTTGGTCACTTATAGCTTCAATAGCTATATTAATATTTTCTTCTCGTTGTTTCCAACGAACTGTATCATCGTCCATTAATATAATGATTGATAAAATATCATCTATTAATTCTAATGGTTCTTCAATAGTATAATCTATTATATCATTGAAAGGAGTGTCTCCATACTCCGAACCATAAGTATTGTAATAATTATCATAAGATTGACAAGATGTTAATACCATAATGATAATTATAATAATTATCAAACCCAAGTAATATTCTCCGAATAATACTTGAAATAAATTTTGTTTCTTTTTCATAATTTAATTTTAAAGTTAGTATTTTTAATTAAAAAAGACCTACTCTCACGAATAGGTCAGGATAATGGATTGTAAGTGTTAGTTATGAGGAATCCCTCTTGATGTACCCAGCGCCACCATAGCACCCTGTACTTCCACCTTACTTTCTTTGTTTTTATTAATCTTTTAGTTCTATAATTTTTAAAATAATATCCTATATAAATCTTATTTGTCTGAAAATAATAATTATGTTTCAATTATAAATTTAGCATTTTCAAGTGCTTCTTCTATATTACAATTTAAACATACATAGTTTGGATATTGACTTAATTTTTGTTTAGGATCAAAGTCATATTGTTTATACTTTTCACGTAATAATAATTCTGAATTTGTTTGAATTAGTAAAATCATAATTTTTATTTTAATATTAATATCTCATTCTCTTATCAATAGAGAATGTCGCACAATGATCCTAATGTAAATTAGAAATCTACGACAAATACTTTCATATTTGAAGACTAACTATGGGTTATTGAATTTTACAAAGGTTTTCATACCTTTCCTGTTGTGTTGCAACACATTGCAGGGTTCTCATCCGTCCATAACTGGAATTTAGGTAGCTATCTCCTAAACTGTTAATTTTTAGTCCCATGACTGAGGATAGTTAGTTGCCTATAAACTATAGATAGAGGTAGAATATATTTTCGAGCGAATACGCTTTTACCTTACAGTTTATAATATTATCATCTATACGATGTAATTAATTAATTAATTGAATATAATAATACCCAACTATATTTTTCTTTTCTACCAGTTGTTTTAATAGATAATAATAAATTCATATCTTTATTAGGATATAAATCTATATCAACTATTTCATCATCAAGGACTATAAATGATTGTCCTTGAAAGTTAAAAGTTGTACCACTTCCAGATATTCGGAGTTGGTATTTTTTGTTTTCTTTTAAATGAATACTGATTAATTCAGTTTCATTCGATTTAATGTTACCGTCCCCGCCGTCGAGGAAAACAGTATTATTTACAGTAGATAAACTGTAAACATCATTTGACTGTGCATTGATTACATTTATTGATATTATCATCAATACAATACTAATAAAACATACTTTCTTTTTCATAGCTTTAAGTTTTTTTTTATTATTAAAATAATTTATTTTTTTCATACCAGTCTTCAAATGAAGAATAATGTTTAAAAAATCTATCGTTTGGTTGTGAAGCATCACTATATAATTCTTCGCATAAATCTTTAATATGATTAGACATATAATCTTTACTCCATTCAGCACCTTTTTTAAACATTAAGTTTTTTGTTTTCAATGATAGTTTTTTTCTAAATTCAGCATTAAATTTCCAAGTTTCATTAGAATTACCCTGAGATAATTTATTTAACTTATCTGTTATTTTACTCATATTTTTATTTTATAAAAACCCCTCATATACTTGTTCATAGCACTGTCCTTTCGGCTCTAAGCTATACAACATGATAATTTTACTTATAAGTTGTACTCTGAGGGGTATATTTTAGTTAAATTCGTTTTTTATAATATTTGATTAGTTGTTGTTTCTCCCACTCAACTCCTGCAATAAAAGAATCAATATGATCTATATCATCACCTTGATCAGCAAATGCTTTTTCGGTGTATTTTATGGCTGCTATTATACTGGGAGGTATATTTTCAGCATTATCTTCTATTTTAACATTTCCGTCAGTTATTTGTATTTCTTGTGGTTGTTCCATAATTTTATAGTTTTTTATTAATATAACACGTTGTTTTAATTAAAAAACAATTTAATTTTTCATCTTTGTGCATGCTGATAATACCTTTTACAGGTATTTGTTGTTTTACAGTAGGTTTATGAAAACCTTGTACTCTAAAATATTCATCAGTTTCTATTGTATCTGTATGGAAAAATTCAAATAAAAACTTATCATAATTATTATTAAAAGATTTAATTTTTTGAGTTAAATCATCATTTTGTTTGGTGTTGTAATCTTCAAATTTGGTTGATGAATTAAAACTTTTCATAACTTTTGAGTTTATTTCTGTTTTTAATAACGTTTTTATCACTATTTTTAATAAATCTTTTTCAAGATTTAAAAAAAGTTTATCAATTCTCACTATGTAGTCTTTATAATAAAAATTTCGTTTTTTATTTTTAAAATACTCTTCAAAAATTTCATCAAATTCTTTCATAATTTTATAGTTTTAATAGATTGTAATGGTAGATTTTGTATTCCTCCATCGTAATTAATTTATTTTTGTTCAAATCAAAACCTTTATTCTGTTTTGCTATAATATTAGCAAATTGAATACTTCGTTCTGAACCAAAAATATATTCATTATTATCCCATTCTTTTAATCCTCGTGGATAAAAACTGCAAAGAAATAACTTAATCGGATTATTAAAATTATAACCCGAATAAGGTTTATAATATCTTTCAACAAGTTGTACTTGTTCAAACATATTCATATTATAACAACTATCTGTTGTTATCCCCCATCCAGCTAATGTTGAGGGTATAAATTGTATTAGACCAACAGCATTAGTATATGGATTTAAAGCTGTTGTATGACCGTGTGATTCGTGTTGAATTACAGCGTATAAATATTCAGCTTTTGTGTTTAATCTATTCGCAATCGGTATTAATAGTTCAAATAGAATGTCATTTGAACTATTTAGTGTTAAATTTTCATAGAATGGAACTCTAACATTAGATGATATTGTTATTTGATATGGTATTAACCCTTTGTCTTGATTATAAGACATACTTAGGTTTAAATATATTACAAATAATAATAATAATTTTTTCATATTTTAATTTTAAAATTTTATAAACGGTTGCAAATATAAAATTATTTTAATATTTACAAACATTTAAACTTAATAGGCGATATTCAGACAATCTATCAGTCAGTACTAACTTTTAGAATATCCTATCAGGTTTATTCTGAATATATCTTTTACCTATATTAATATTTTAGCACCCACAATTACTCGTGGGTCAAAGTATATGTTAATTTACACTTAACCGTATGTTAAGTTCATTAAACTTCTATACTTCAAAGTTATCCTATATAGGAATCCTTTGTGCTGGTAACTCCAAATAGAATTTGAATTAATATGTGCGAAGCATACTCAAAGGCTTTTAAAGAGATTATATCTCACCCGGCTATATACATTAATTTCATATATTTCTTTACTAATTCAAACTAAACAACCATATACCATATAGGTTGTATCTATCTTTATGTTTCATACCCTACTATTTTATTTCAAATTTCGCGATAATTCCCTTATAAATAAGTTTTACATCATTGGTCTGGATGTGTAGATTACTACAATTTAAAACAATCATCTATCCTTATCTATACTCTACCTTTTATCCAATATAAATTGGTTCAAATTAATAGTTTATTTCCGGTAATTACCATATTTACTAATAGGTCAGGATTTCTTACAAGTCTTATCTCAAATACTGGCTTTAAGACCAGAGAGTATAAGTAGTTACACTTTTCCACTTTAAAGCTACTTATCAAGATAATTGTTTAAATTAATTATTTTTATTGAACCAGTCTCTAACATCTTGTCGTGTGTTCCAAGTTCTTGAAGTTGCTTTTAATAATAAATCTTCAACTTCTTTTTTAGAATATGTTTTTGTCCAGTTATCAATATGAATTTTACCAAAATCTATGTAATGTACATACCCTTCTCTATCTGCCATTTTCATAGCTTCCGCATAAGATGTAATTTGTATAAATTGATTTGCCATCTTATCAAGTATTAATTCAGAATATTCTTTATCTATATTATTTAAAGAAGTATTGTCTCCAAATATAATAGAAGTGTTGTAAGTAGGTACAACTTCATTGTTTTGAAGTTTTATTTTAGAAATTCCATCACATAGTTCTAAGTTAGTGTCGATTTCTAATTCTATTTCTTCAATTACATTGTCTTTATTATACTCTTCAATATAATACTCAATATAAGGTTGAGGTATTCCTGGTAAACTCAAGGTTTTATCTGTTGAAGCTATTATTTTTTTACAAGATGTTAATTGACATCCAGCATCAAATCCTATTACGATTCCGTGTACAGCAAATCCAGTTTTAGTAATTTCTTTAATTGTAGTTACTAATTTAGTACCATTGTGAGGCGCAACTACCCAATCACCTTTTTTAATCTCTTCATCTGATAAGATGTAAAGATGTTGTGGATTTATTAACTCTGTATTATAACGTCCTCTCATTATTGATAATTTGTTGTTTAATCCTTGATGTCTTGATTTACACAAACTAATATAATCTACATATTTATCAATGTCATCAGGAGAACTCCCTTTATATTCTATCATTACTATTTTATAATTCTTTTTCATAATATTTAATTTTAAAGTTAATAATTAATTTTTTAGTCCCCAACATCGGAGTCGAACCGATACCTTTTGCAAGTACCTTATTATGAGTCATCAACAGAGTTCGTCTGTTTCATCATAAGTGTTAGGGATATATTTTAATAATTTGTTTTTAAATAAAATATATTTAATAAAAAAACAACCCGAACTCTAAAAAGGATAGCAGATTATCTTGCTTCATTAAACCTTGTATGTGAGCATTCGGGTTGTAATTATTTCTTATCTTTTACATAATCAGGCTAATCATACCTAACTAAGACCGCTCTTGTATAAGTAGGACACGGTTTTCCTTTAATAAGTTTTAGTTTATCGTCATTGCGGACATCATATTATAGTTTGAAAATTACCTAACTTATTATTAAGGTTTGTAATTTGTTATTAATATAAACAGCAAGTTTTATCCTGAAAATGTTTATTGGTTTATATCACCCTAATATTAAAATATTAGACGCTTTGAGCTTAAGATAACTATTTATACTCGCTCAAACGAGTGTTAATTAAATCATATAGTATTATAGAGGATTTTTGGATTTGTATGTCATTGATATTTAGATTGTTAAGTATCATTTGACGGTAATTTCAATGTATTGATAGTGTTTAAGTAAGTGAAAATTAGGTAGTTAGGTGATTTATTGCTAACTTTTTTAGCATACATTGCTAACATTTTTAGCACTAATTTAACCTAATATCTTAAACAAAACCTTATAATATTTTAAAACTTTCCAAACATATATATAATATATTAATATAATATAAATACATAAATTTCCCTTTTTAAAACACTATACCTAATAAAAAATAATCACAATCCAAGTGAGTTATGATATAAAACTGTAATATAACCTACAATTTAGATATAACTCTACTTGAACTGTAATTTACAGTTGAGGATTTGGTTTACCCATTACCACCCACAAGGTTTATCGTATGTTATAGCCTACGACTGCGTCCCCTATTCTTATTTAACGTCAGGAAGGGTGTGCCTCGACAACATTTTACTTATATACCACCAAGTGTTAGGGTGGTTTAGTATAATTAAAGTTTTTTCCTAATATTAGTAATCCACAGTAGCAACGAACTACACAATAGCTTAACTATTTGTGGATTATAACACACTATATTTAAACTCTGGTGTGTAAGCAGAGTTAAGAGATTTAGTCAAGGTCATTTACTACTGTCTCAGTAGCAGCAACTTTAGGTGCTGTCACACCCATTAGATTCCCGAAGAAAGCAGCAGCTTTCTCTGGACTTTGAGAACTCAGAAACGAGTTCAACATACGAGACTGAGCTCGTAGAGTTTCGTGAGCGACATTACGTCGTTCTTGTTCTGCCTCCGAGTAGAAGTTGGAGTTAACATATTCGCCATTCTCGGCGAATACTAAATCTCCACTATCATTTTTGTGATAGTGACTGTTGGTGTGCTCACCAACGAACTCTCCTGAAGAGAGTCTATTACCGAATAAACGAACGCCTACAATAGCGTTGTCATCTGACAATAATACACTGATACTGTTTTCTCCAACAGGAACCGGAGCCCATCTCCCGTTGAAGCCGTCTTTAATCTCAAGGCTATCAGCCTCGATATTAAACGTCGCAATTAACTTCTCAATATCAGCCTCACTAAGGCTAATATCTAAATGATTATTACTTGTACTTGCTTTAATTACTTTACCTGATACTGTTAAGATATTTTTACCCATAACTTAATCGACTTGCACTCCCTTGGTGCTGTTAGTTCTCCTATATCCGCCGAGATATAAGAGCTATAATTCATTAATAAAAAGCTCGATATATTTTTATGTAATCAACCCAACGCTACCGAGCGTAAAACATTAAAGTTGATGGCTATTAATATCCCATTTGTATTATATAATTTGAATTTGATTATATCTCGATACGGGAGGGACATTGACTGCCGAAACTGAATTGAGGTTTCACCAGGAGTACCTTAACCATTTACCTATACACTTAATTTTTTAATCAACTCTATATATCATAATTAATCCATTTATACACACTTAAATTAATATAACATATTTCAATCTATTTTAACTAATCAATATATATCTTGTAGAAAAAATCTAATATTAACAGGGAGGGGTTATTTTTAATACATATATATCATTTTAAAAATAGGTACTTTTTTAAACAATTTATACATTTATACATCCTATTTTTAACCTTAACAATCGAATATTAGTTCTCAAAATTGACTGTTTATGTTAATCAATCACTTTTAATCCAAATTAAGTACTTTTTAGCATAAGTAATTGTTAGGGAGAGATATATATATATATACCGTAGGTATATATATATATATATCGAGCGTTACAATTACATATATATACCGTAGGTATATATATACTACTCTAATATAATATATATAGTATATTATATATAAAGGAAAATTAAAATTTTCTTTTAAAATAAAAAAAGATTTTACTTTACCAAATATTTTAATACTTTATTTTGAACATCTTGAAATTCAGTAAGTTACAGAGATTTTTAATTAAAATCAATTGTAATTTTAATGAAGAGTATAAGATTTTAATTAAAATGTGATATTTATATATAACAAGGAATCGAATTAAAAATAATTGCAGATATATGTTGTGATATTTATAATCAGAACCCACATAACATACTTAAATATCAATTCTAAGCGATTATTAATTGAATCTCATTAAAATATACAACTTATTTAAAATAATAGCTTATAACGTATTTAATTTGAATATTTATTTGCATAATTAAAATATAGAGTTTATATTTGCATAAAATTATAAAAACAATACTATGGGATTTAAAAAACCAACAAAAGTAAAATTAGAATCAGATGATATGAGTTTGGATAAAAAAGTATTATTCGATGAAGTTACACATACTTATTATTATAAAAATACCAAACTATTAAGTACTACTCAATTTATTAAACAATTTACAAAACCATTTAATCCATTATTTCCATCAATAGCCAAAGCTAAAAAAAATGCGAAAGAAAAAACAGGAATTGTAGATGCTAAAACATTACGTAAAATATGGAAACTAAGTGGTTCGAGAGCAAGTCATCTCGGAACAGCTGTTCATGAATTTGCAGAATTATATGTACTTGATCCTAATACTCAAATTAAAACTAAATACGATGAAGGTATAGTTAAAGCAATTAATAAATTAAGAGAAGACTGGGATATTATACATCAAGAATTAATTGTATATAGTGCCAAGTATATGGTTGCAGGTTCTATTGATTTAATATTAAGACATAAGAAAACTAAAGAATATGCAATAGGTGATTGGAAAACAACTGTAGATTTAAAGAAGTATTATAATACAATGGATGAACCGTTTAAAATACATGACAGTGCTTTAAATAAGTATAGTATACAATTAGATATATATTCTATATTAGCACCATATCATATTCCTGAAACTAATAGAATAGTTATACAAATAAGTTGGGATGGAGATGTTGAATTTTTTACACCAACATCACGTAAAAAATCAAATCAATTACCATTTACATTAGATAAAACAATGACAGCATTAAAAGAATATAAAAATATAAATATAAAATAATATGGCAGTAATAATTAATGATTTAGATATAAGTGTAATACTGGATGAAAAACCTTATAATATTGATACAGCAATACAGTATGTTGATATATTAACAGAGAAGTATAATAAGTTATATTGTGTCGTTGAAGAAACACGCAATAAAATAATTAAAAATAAATATAGAAAGTTATTTAGTATAATAGGATTTGATCATTTTCGTAATAATATTCCATTATACCAACTATATTATATAAGCAAATTAAAATGATAACAAGTTTTGAAAAAAGATTAAGTGAGAATTTAAAAAAAGAAGGATTGAATGTCAAATTAGGACTTAGAATACATAGTCATTTATGGAGATTTATAAAAATGAATTTGATAGAGTTCTTAATACATAATAAAGATTATACTGGTATTAATATAGGATTATCAGGTTTTATTAATATTAAATCAAAAACTGGTAAAACTCGTAAACCTGATTTAAAATATTTATATAATAAATATAATTTACAACATTATCGTTATATAGCTTTATTAAAAAAATATAGAAAAAAAAGAAAAAAATTAAAAATATGAATAATTTATTTGAATTTGATGGGATTAACATAACAGTTAATCCTATATTGTTATCAATAACTGAGTTTGAAAAAATATGGAAGCGAGATAAAAGTAAGGATAAAAGGAAAGCAAGAAAAGAATTTATATATATCTATGGAATGGTATCTAATGAAATAGATAATATATGGAAAGACTATGCTAATTTATCGAAAAGAGAGAAAATAATAATAGATGATTTATTTAATAAAGAGACATGGGTCCCAGATAGGTTGGTAACACAAGCTCTTGAAAAATATAAAGCTCGTTATCCAAAAACTCCATCTGAAATATTATTAGAATCTGCTATGAAATCAATGATTAAAGTTAAAGATTTTATGGATGAGTTAGATTTGAATGAAAGGGATACACAAGGTAGATTAATACATAATCCTAAAACTATATTGGATACAGCAAAACAATCTGTAAAGGTTTATATGGATATAAAAGAAGTTATAGATAAAATTCAATCTAATAAAGAACTGAATAATGATAAATTGAGAGGTGGTGCAGAAGAAGGATTTTTTGAAAACGAAAATATAATGGAGGGATTAGTATAATGACAAGAAAAGAACAATATGTATTAAGATATAAACTTTCTATAAAAGAAGTAAATATATTATTACCATTGGTTGATAAATATAACATTCATATATATGATGTTAAAATACTATATGATAAATATAAATCAGTTGATGATGTTATATTAAACATAAACGAAAGAAAGTTTAAAACAAAAGCAGAACTATGGTTGACTGATGAGTTCAAAATATACAACACAGATAGATTTAGATCATCTGTATTGAATTATTTAGATAAGGGTAGATATACTGATGAAATTAAAAATAAGTATCCACAGTCGAATTATATGTTATTTTGGAAGGAAGAAGCGAGAAGATGTTTATATGGATATTTAAACGGTAACGAATGGGTTACAGGTTATTTTTACTTTTATCTAAATTATTCACAAATAGAACTTACTAAAATTATAGGTTCATCTCAAAACTTAAAAGATGGTAAGACAGTACAAGGTGAAAGAGTCGTAGATTTTCCTGTATTTTGGGATAGTGATTATTTTTATTATCATTACTTAGAAGAAGCAGAACGTAATGGGTTAAGTGCGAGTGTATTGAAAACAAGAGGTAGAGGTTTCAGTTGGAAAGCAGCATCAATGCTTAATAGAAATTTTTATTTAATACCAAGAAGTAGAAGTATAGTATATGCAAGTGACGATGAATATCTTGCCGGAGGAGACGGGATATTAACCAAAGCATGGAATCAAATGTCATTTATAGATGAGAACACACCGTGGGTTAAAAAGAAACAAAAAAAAGATACTGAACACCACAAACGAGCATCAATGATTAAAATAGTAAATGGTACAGAAATTGAAAAGGGATTCAAATCTGAAATAATAGGCAAAACACTTAATAGGTCTGCATCTAAAGCAAGGGGTAAGAGAGCTAAGTTAATATTATATGAAGAAGCAGGAAGTTTTAATAATTTAATAGATAGTTGGATAGTATCAGGTCCTTCTGTTACTCAAGATGGAGTTGTATTTGGATTAAGAGTTGGATTTGGAACAGGCGGTGATGATATAAAATCCTTTAAAGGATTGTATGATTTATTCTATAAACCAGATACTTATGATATTTATAGTATTTCTAATATATGGACACCAGGTGCTTATTCTATTAAGACAGGTTGGTTTCAACCAGATTATGCGAGTAAACAAGGTTTCTATGATCAAGATGGTAATAGTGAAATGATATTAGCAAAAGAAATGATATTACAAGAACGAGAAAAGATAATGAAATCAGGAGCTGATATTAGTACAATTCTTAAAATGAAAGCAGAAAGACCTATTGTACCAGAAGAAGCATTATTAAGAACTACTGGTTCACCATTCCCTATAAATGCAATTAAAGACCAAATGATATTTTTAAATCAACATCCTGATTTATTAGGGGAGATTAGTAAAGGTAAATTGGTATTTGTTGGAGACAATGAGGTAAAATGGTTAGAAAGCAATAATATTGAAATTATACAAACTCATAATCCAAGTAAACTAAATAGAGAGGGAGGTATTGAAATATATCAACATCCAATACAAGCTATTAAAGGAACAACATTTGGGTATATTATTGGAGTTGATCCTATTGACTTTGATTATGCTGAAGTAGCAGATAGTAATTTCTCATTGGGTAGTTGTTTTGTAATGAATAGTGTAACTAAACGTATAGTTGCTGAATATACAGGAAGACCTGAATTAGCAGAAACATTTTACGAAACTGTAAGAAGATTAGCATTATATTATAATGCTACTGTAATGTATGAAAATAATATTAAAGGTTTATATACATATTTTGTAAATAGGTTTAGTGAACATTTATTAGCATTCAAACCTAAAATATTAGATGATGGTGATACTATGGTTTCTGTAGGTAGAAGAAAATATGGATATACTGCAAATGAAAGAATCAATAAATTAGGGTTACAGTTTATTAAAAAATGGTTATCTGAAACAATTGACGATGAAGGTAATATGACAATAGTTAATACTATTAAAAGTAAAGGATTGTTAGATGAATTTATTGAATGGAATCCAGATGGAAACTTTGATAGAGTATCTGCTATGATAGCATTATTAGTTTGTTATAAAGATATTGAGCGTATATTGGAATCAGGTGTAAATGATACTAACAAAGAAGATTATGCAAAATTTTGGAATAAAGCATTCAAATATAGATGATAATTTTGTATATTTGCAAAAACTTAAAATAATATAGATGAATAAAGATTATAAATATTTGCCAAATGATAATCCTACTGACAAATGGTTGAAAAAAGTAAGTGATTATTATATAACTACATCATTAAAAGATGATGTGAGAAATTTAGAACAGATAACTGAAAATCATGAACTAATGACAGGGATTATGACTAAAAGTTATTTTAGTAAAACTTTAAATCCTTTAGGGTTACCTCAGACAGATAATGATATACCTTTAGAAGAAGAAATAATTCCAATTATACTACCTACTATAAATACATTAATAGGAGAAAGTTATGATAGACCATTAGATTTTAAAGCTTATGTTAATAATCCTGATGCTATTAGTGATAAAGAAAAATGGTTAAAAAGTGAATTTTCTAAAAGATTAGATACTATTGTAAAACAAAGTAATGACTTAACGGAAGATGAGATTAAGTTGAAAATGATGGAATTGCAGCAATGGAAAGAATATGATGCACAGGATATAAGAGAGCGATTTGCTAATCATTTATTAAATGATTTTATGACAAGATATAATTTCCAACAAAAAACAAAAAATGGATGGAAAGAACAAATAATGAATGCTCAAGAAATATATTTATTTGATGTTATTAAAGGTAATATGTTATTTGAAAATATAAATCCTAAAAATATTCAAATATATGGATTGCCTGAAAATGGAAATGTACATGAAAGTGAAGCTATTGTATATTCAAAATATATGACTATTAGCGAAATAGTTACAAAATATGGTGATGATTTAAAAAAGAAACAATTAGATGAAATAATAAGAGGTGGATCAGAAGGAAGTGTTGGTTCTGGAATAGTAATGGTATTTGATAATGTATTTGGTAAAGAAAATGAAACAATAAATAATGATAATAAATTACTATTTGATAAAGATACAAATGAATTTATTACTGATAAAAGTAGAGTTGGTAATAAGATACTTGTTAAAACTGTATATTTTAAAGTGTTGCGTAAAATAAATATATTACATTATATTGATGAAGTTACAGGAGAAGAACAAATTAAACAAGTAAGTCCACAATATGAAGTGAATGAAGACATGGGGGAATGGATTGAAAAATCAGAATATATAAGTGAATATTGGCAATCAACAAAAATATTAGAAAATATATATGTTGATCAAAAAAGATGTCCTGTACAAATGAGAGATATGAATAATATGAGTTTAGTACAAGCTCCTATTGTAGGTAAAATATATATGGTTGGTGATTTACAAGCTAAAAGTATTATTGATTATTTAAAACCTATTCAATATCAATGGACTATGTTTAGTAAGAAAGTTTCAATACTATGGTCAAGAAATTTAGGTAAATTAGTTAGATTGGATATTAGTAAAATTCCTAAAAAATATGGATTTGATTTAGATTTATTTATGAGTTGGATTACTTCTTTTGGTATCATAGTCGAAGATCCGTGGAATGAAGCGATGAAAGGACAACCAGCTGGTCAATTTGGTTCGGCAATGCAGGCTGTCGATATGGAATTAAGTTCATCAATATCACAAGCATTGAGTTATATGATGTATTTGAGATCATTAGCTGATGAAGTAATAGGTGTTAGCAGACAAAGAAAAGGTGATATAATGGCAAGTGATGGATTAGGAACTATACAAGAATCTATTAACCATTCTGCTAAAATAACAGAAGAATTATTTCAAGAACATCATGAAATACAAAAAGTATTATTAGCATATATGTTGGAATATGGGAAATATATTATAAAAGAAACAGGTGATTCTAAAATGCAATATATTACAGATTCTAATATATATGAATTATATAAAGCAGATCCTGATATATTTAAAGATGTTGATTATGGAATATCAATTAATAATTCAAGAAAGCAACAACAGTTAGAACAAATATTTCTTCAATTAGCTCATGCTTACGCTCAAAATGGTGCTATTAAAATGAGTGAGATAATGGAATTATATAATACTAACTCAATGTCAAGTAGAATTAATAAACTTAAAATGAAAGAAAAAGAACAAGAGTTACAAGCTCAAAAGATAGAACAAGAAAAAGCAAAACAACAACAAATGATGCAACAGATGATAGAGCAAGCAGAAGCATCTAAACATCAAAGAGAAATGCAATTACAACAACTTAAAAATGAAGGTATTGTTATGGTTGCACAAATACAAGCAAATGCTAAAATTGAAGCGGAACAAATACAAGCTTCAGTTGATTTAGAAACAACAGATGTTAAATCAAATACAGATTTAACTAAATCAATATATCAATATAAACAAAACAAAGACAATAAAAAACAAAATAAAAAATAAAAGTATGCCAGGAATAGAAAAAAAAATACAAATTGATTTTAGTGATTCAGAAGATAATATTAATGAAAATGAAAATGAAAATATTCAGACTGAAGTAGATGATGTTGAAAAAAATATTGAAGCTACACCAGAAACACCAGTTGATGATATTAAAATAGATAAAACTGAACCAGATAATATTGAAATACAATCTCCAGGAGAATATGATGTAAATGAAATATTTAGATTTTTATCAGAAAATGGAGTAGTTGATGTTGGAGATACACCTCCTGAATTAAATTCAATTGATGATGTAGCTAAATATGTTTATAATAATAATCAAAAATTAATTACTGAACAAGTTGAGAAAGAATTAAATACTTATCCACAATCATATCAAGATTTATTCAAATATGTAAAAAATGGAGGTAATGTTCAAGATTTTACAAATAGTTATAAGGATAGTTATTCTACATTAGATCAAAGTATGTTGAAAGGAAATACTGAACTTCAACGTAAAGTAATGAAAGATTACTATAAAACTACTACTCAATGGTCAGATGATATGATTAATACTCAATTATCTAAATTCAATGATGATGAAATATCTAAATTAAGCAAAACAACATTAAGTGAATTAAAAACAATTGAACAAAATAAACAATTAGAATTAAAAAATCAACAAGATAAACAAATTGCAAAACAACAAGAAGATATAAATTTGTTAATGGAAGTTTATCATAAATCAATAGATGAATTAAAATCAATAGGTAATATACCTTTAACTATAAATGATAAAAAAGTAATAGAAGATAATTTATTTAATAATAAAACTTACAATAAATTAACAAGTGATTTTGAAAAATATAGAATGAATTTATCAATATTAGATTCTTATGGATTATTAGATGATATTAATAAAATAACAGATTTATTAAATTCTAAAACAAATAGTAAAAAATACAATTTTAAAAAATCAATGAAAAAAACAACAGATGATGATTTTAATATAAATATACGTAAACCTACTGATACTCAAAAAGATAAGGTTGCATTTATTTTTTAATAAAATAAATATAATTAAATTATTTATATTTGCATTAAATAATCAATTAAAACAATTAAAAATATAATAACATGGAAGGATATAATTTATCACCTTTCCAGTTGCATGATGCAACTTCTTGGAACGGAATGACCAGAGAAACACATTTTATTAACGCATTTGGAGATGAACCACAATATTTAGATAATATTGTACGTAATTTACATGATGTTAATTATGGAATGTCATTTGACAATTACTTAAATCAGTTTGGAGTAGAAACTATAGATGAAGATAAATTTTTCAAATGGAAATTAAAAGGAAGAGATGAACGAAATATTGCATTATTAAATGCTTGGGAAGATGAAAATGGAACAATACCCGTAGGTACTACTACACAAACAGTAGGTAGAAGTGGTTCTCGTTTTTATATGGATTTTCCAGAAAAATACTTTACAAATACAATGATAATCAAAGGAGCTAAAGATGCGTATCAATTACGTATTATGAGCAATCCTGTTGAAGTTGAACCAAATAAATTTAGAACTGAAATGCAAATTGTAACTGGTGATGATAATTTTTTCATACCTATTACTGAATTAAAAGGTGGTACGCGATGGGCTAAATCACATGGTTCGGTAGAACGATATTTATCAAAAGATGGTTTTGATATATCATTTAGTTCTCCATTTACTATGCAAAATCGCATTTCTATGATGAGAATGGAGCATACTGTTGCTGGAGAAATGATTGATAAAGGCGAAAATAAACCATTAGTATTTGGTTTTGTAGGAGAAGATAAAGTTGTACGTAAAGCTTGGATTCCAGAATTAGATTATAAATTCATTACAGATTTCAAGAAAGCTAAAAATAAAATGTTATTTTATGGACAAACTACTCTTAGAGAAGATGGTAGTTCTACTATGAAAGGAACTTCAGGTAATACAATTGAGGCTGGTTTAGGAATTAGAGAACAAATTGCACCTTCTACTAAATTTTATTTTGATATATTATCATTTGAAAAACTTCGTAATACTTTACTTGAAATGTCAATAGGACGAAAAGTAATGGGTGAACGTAATTTTGTAATAGGTACAGGAGAATATGGTTTAGCTATGCTTCATGATATGCTTGTAACTCATTTGTCAGCTAACGATTACAAATGGTTAGGTGATTCTACAGGAAGAGGTTATTCTTGGAATGGTAATGATATTAATGTTAAATTCGGACAATTTAAAGGATTTGCTTCAATTAATGGTATTAAAGTATCATTTATGCATATCGAACATTATGATGATCCGATTTATAATATAGCAACACATCCAGACGGAGGACCTGCTGAAAGCCGCAGACTTACTATTATGGATATGGGTTCTAAGCAAGATGCTAATATTAAAAAAGTTCGTATTAAAGGATTTGAACCACAATATGCTTATATTCCTGGAATTAGAGATCCTTATAGTAAAGGTGGACTGGGTAGAATGAAACAAGTTGCTTCAAAAGTCGATGGTTATGAAATAATGCTTATGGATAAAGAAGGAGCTGTAGTTAAAGATCCTACAAGAGTTGTGGAATTTATTCCTTCAATCTTAAAATAATAAATAAATAAAAAGTATAAGTATGGCAATAACAAAAACAAATAAACCTACTGGTGGAAACAATTCTACCAGTAAGTTTTCATTACCAAATAGAAAAGTAACATTAGTTCCTATTATCCGTAAAAGTAAATTTATGGGTAGTGAATCACATGATGGTGCATTTATGTATACAGGTACAACACAATCTTGGACTATTTTTAGAGATAAATATGGAAATTATATTGACCCTCTTACAGATACCGAAAGAATTTTTTTAGAATCTAAATTAAATGAAAAATTAAATACTGAACATAAACAGAATTATTGGAAAGAATTTGAAGTAAAAATTAAAAAAGACGTTTATGATTTAAGAGAATTAAAACGAGTATTTGATTTAAGTAAACCGAAAGATTTTTTAGCTTATAAATTATTATTAACTGTTCCAGATGTAGCTAATTCTTTAAAAGAGAAAGATTTAGATCCATTATATAAATGGGTGTTAATTGAAAAAGATGAACCAATACAAGGTAAATTGACAAAAGCTAAATTAAAAATTAAAGCTTATTCATGGTTATCTGAAAATACAGATAAAACTTCTAATATGAAAGATATATTATATGTATTAAATATCAATATATCAAGAGATATTACAAGAGATGAATTAGAAAGTAAAATAGTTGATTTAATAGAAGGTGATAGAATAACACAATTAGTTGAATTAATAGAAGATGAAGATTTATCAACTAAAATATTATTTGCTAAATCTTTAAAATCAAGAGAACTTAAAATAACTCGAGGTAAATATTATACTACAGAAGGTGTGATTGTAGGTTCTAATCAAGAACAAGTAATGGATTGGTTAGTTAAACCAGAAAATAGTACAAATGTTATTGTAATAAAACGAAACATAGATAAATTAAAATTGTAATAAATAATGACAGCAAACGAACAACGTAATTTATTTAAAGAACTTTATGACGGAGCATCAGCTCAAGAAATGGGGTTTGATGATATAGAAGTTAGTAGATTTTTTAATTTAGCACAAGACTTAGTTTTAAATGAATTATTTTTTTCTAATAGAAATACATTAAAAGAAGGCTTTGAGTTATCATCTAAACGCGATATACAATTAAATAATTTAAAACGTTCTATTACGTTGTGGAAAAATGTTACAACTAATCTTTGGGAATATACAACATACGATAATATAGTATTAGAATCAGATGTTAATTTAATATTTGATAATGACTATATACAATCTTATAATTCAGTTATAATTGAATCTATTGAAGATATGTTGTATATACTTAAAGACAATATGGATGTTAAAACAAATGATAATGAATTGATAAGAAATATTAAAATTAAAAATATAAATGAAGATAATATTAATGATACATTAACATCACCATTTAATAAACCAAACGAACGGGTATCATATAGGACAAGTGAAATGAAATATTATGATACATTAACAGTACATAGACATTTATCAAGATTATATTTTAAAGATAATTATAATTTTAATAGATGGAATGTAACTTATATTAAACGTCCTATACAAATAGTGGTTGATATTTTAACACCAACTAAACAAGTAAACTGCGAATTAGATCCTATGTTTCATAATGATATTGTATTCAAAGCAGTACAATTAGCATTAGGTTCAATAGGTTCAAATAAATTTCAAATTGCAGATTACGAACAAAAAACAAATATAACTTAAAATTATGGCACAAGTTCAAGCAAATAATGTTGCTTATGCGTATATTGTGAAAGATTTCGCAAGACAAGCAACTACAATGACAGACCCTTCTTCAACAACATATATTAAAGAAGGTGAAGTAGTGGTATCGAATTTAAACAATCAATTATTAAATTCTACTACAAGCACGTATTCAAATTTAAAAGAAGTAAAGATTTCACAACGTAAAGAAGCAGGATTAGTATCTTCTCCTGCAATTGTAGCGAATAATATTAATTTTTATAAAGTAACTGGTTATGCTACATCACAAGAAAAAATAATGTATGTTGGATATAATGGGACATCAGGTTCATTAGAAAGTAACTCATTTATTCCAGGAACAGATT